GGAAACGTCGGAAAAGATAGTCAATTATTCGTATAAACGTGAAAATCATTTTAATGAATGGTTATCACAATTTCAAGCTCAAGAGACGACAACTATACCCCCCGAGGTAATAGAACAACTACGTAACGAACTCAAAAAAATAAAGGTAAAAGTTTTAGATGAGATTACACACGCACGCGTTCGTACACTCTTGAAAAAATTGAAACTAAATAAGTTCTATGAACACGTCCCTTATATAACCAATATCATAAGTGGAGTAAAACCACCTTCCATGCCTCAAGAGCTCGAAGAACGTCTGCGTATAATGTTCAAGGATATTCAAAAACCGTTTGATGATAACTGTCCACCAGAAAGAAAAAACTTTTTGAGTTATTCGTATGTACTCTATAAGTTTTGCGAACTTTTGAGTGAAGATAAGTACTTGAAATATTTTCCACTTTTGAAATCGAAGGAAAAGTTATACCAACAGGACGTTATATGGAAAAAGATATGTGAGGTCCTTCATTGGGAATATATACCAACGATTTAAAATCTAAATATATACTAAAATGGCCTTCCCAGTGCGTAATAACAATTCTAAAAAGTTACAAAAGGAAACGAATAATAAATTCCCAAACTCCCCAAAACCAAAATCTAAAACAAAATCGAATGCGAAAAAGAACCCATTGCGTCAAGGTGTTGTATATAACAGTTTGAGTAACATGCTCAAAAACTTTGCAGTAAAAAAGAGAAACACACCAGAACTCTTTAAAAATACTAGAAACAAGGTTAAAAAATAAAGATTTAATATAGGTAATGAACAACGATCCATATTACAATTTCTGTTTAGAAGAAATCAAGTTCTACACAGAAAAGATAAACGAAATTATAAAAGAGGGTCTTAAAGACCCTAAAAAGTATTACGAAGAATCCAAAGGTGAGTGGAAAAAGATTTACCAAATGATCCCAGTTATGTACATGATGAATCAGATAGAAGATCCAGAGTTACATACCTAACCTCTAAATCGGTGTTAAGTGATGTAGGAAAATTAATAAGGTACCCTTCCGTGAACCCCGTCAAGCGTAGATAGTTCTGGGCTTGTGTGACCATGACGTCATTCATAGTTTTAACCGATTTGAGTTCGACTACGGTTTTATTATTTAAAATTAAATCGGCGCGAAGATTCCCTATTGTGTGTCCTTCAAACACAATAGGAACTATTCTCTCCGTTTCGTAATGTATCCCATTTTTCCGTAAGACAACTTCCATTGCATTGTGATACACACGCTCACTATAACCGGGGCCAAGTATTTTATATACGTGTTGTGCATATTGTTGTATCATTTATTTAAGTATTACTTATATTTTTAAGTAAATGCTTCGTACATATTGAGGTAAGTTGCAAAGCTTGTCCATAAAGCTAATGGAATCATGGCATTTCTCGATTTTTTAGGTAAAATTCTTACTAAGTGCCACGACAATAATGCGGTGGATAAAAGTATAAAAGATGCAGATTTTTTATTTTTTTTACATGAATAAATATATAACCATAAACAACACAAAGCTGTTATCATTGAAAATAAATAATCCTTTTTACTAGAAGACCACGCGAACCCCGTTGTAAAATAAAGTATAGGCCATACGACACCAAAAACCCACCCGGGTGGTCTAAAGGGTACGTTTGTTCCTGAACTAACTAAAGATCCACATTGTTTTGTGATTAATAAATTTGACAATATTATAAAAAATGCAGGTGTGTATAGTCTAAAATTATACATATTTGTATTATAGTAACATTTTATTCTAAAATTGTTTCTAACCCATTTTTTTCATCCCCGGTTTCTTTTTTACCTTTAAAATCTCTTATAAGTTCTGTATATTGTTTATTATATCGTATAAGAGCTTCAGATAATTTCATCATAACTTTACCCATTTTATCGAAATGCCCAATTTCCATTGATACGGAAATATGTTCTTGATATTTTCTAGAAATATCTTCAATCATATCCATGAATTCGTTTGAAAAGTGTATACCTTCCTGTATATACTTTTTTACGTCTTCACCCATTTTTTTTATATTATTATACTATTACTTTTAAATAGGAAACATAGAGTATAATATAAAAATCTTTGTCAATAAAAGTGATTAGTAAAAAGAAAAATTATATTTGAAATCGAACACCCTTCTCAAGGAGATACTTTGTATATATTAAAAGTTTTTTTTTCTTGGTAATCACTAAAAGTGACAAAGATTTTAAATATTTACTTATATAAATGTGGATGCTCTTGTGTCGACCTATTACAATACCAGTAACTAAAGTTTCTGACCAAACTATGATCAGTACCGATAAGTGTAGAATCGTAACAGTATCTCCCACAGATAATGAAAGTAGGTATGTTATAGATATAGTTGATGATGCACCCGAAATTCTTATAAAACCAGATAAGGAATAAATGTAAGTATATATAAATGCCGTCAACACCTTTCGTCAATAGTAGTATACGGTCAACTATACCTAACCCGTGTGAAGGTATTCAACAGATACTCATTAAGGTAATATATGAAAATGAACGTGGTAGAGGACCGGTACAAAGTATAGAAGCATACGCGTCCCCTATATTTTCGTTCAATTATAACGCATCGTACCTTAACCGTAACGATACGTTACCTACACCCGAGGATGGTACTATCAGACCAATATCCATGTTTAATTATAATAAGGGATTATGGAGTGATACCCAAAATGTACTCGTCATTAAAGATTATATTTTTAGACACGACTCTGTCTGCTCACCCACCACTTATTATACACGATTACGGGATTTCTTAACACACATTCGCGAAATATACAATTACGACGGGGAAATTACGGGAACGGATTGGTTATGTCGACCCCCTTTGACACCGGAACCTACATACGATAGAGATATAACATTACGAAGTGTTTCAAGAACCGTAATGGAACTTATTGATAAAAACTCAGAAAATTTACCTGAAGGTGATTATTTGAAGATGTGTGATGAACTTAAAAAGATACGTGATTTATAGAGTAGTATGATATGTCGGCTCTCAATAGTCTTAAGAAATATCTAAAAGGTAAGGGGTGGGAAATAAACGATGAATGGTATGTCAAAATAGAAACGCGAAAATCTGGTAAATCTATGGGTATGACCGATAACTATTACTTTTCACCGGAAGGTAAACGATTCCGGTCCATGATTGAGGTGTATAGATTTCTAAGCACGGGTGATAAATTTGAACGCGATGAAAAAACGAAATGTTTGAAAATTAATAAAGAAAATAACGATGAAATAATGGATGATTTATGTGAACTTGTATCGGATATGTACATAAATGATAACATTAAAAATCTACACGATACAAATTCATGTATGTTTCGAAAATTGAAAAAAGATTCGATTAATTTTATAGATTGTAAATTACAAAAAACAAGAATTCAAAATATGAGTGAAAAATATAGTATTACAATTCCAAAGGATACACCGGAAGAAAATATAATACACTATTCGAAAGCGAATGCCGCCAATTTAGTAAAAAACTTTTTTAGAACTGCACCCTCGTGTTTGGGGTGTGGTGCGAAGAAAAATGAATTACAAAGTGGGGGTAAAAAATGCATTTTAACACATGCACACACGATCAAATCTCGACCCGAAATTTTAAAAATTGCTGTGTCAGAATCACGAACGGAAGAAGGATATCAAACACACATGATTCTTAGAAAATTTATAGAATTACATAAACAATACCCCGTGGCAACACTGTGTTGGGAGTGTCATCATACGCTTGGTTAAATTAAAATATCATTATTTAAAATAGGTTTTGATACCCGTTGAGTATATACTTTCTCAATACGGACCATTTCTATATATGGCGACGTCCAAAAAGGTTTGTACCGTTTTGGATTATTGCATCGTCTACATAACGGTACAATGTAATGACGTTTATCGTTTTCACATGTTACGTGTGCAGCAACTTCAAACCATCGATTACATTCGTATCGTGAACACTTTTGTTTTTTTGCCAACTTCTTTTTAAGTTGTCTTTTCTTATCACCAGTTATATATAATGGGTGTTTAACATTACCAGTTCCAGGTGTATTCCTAATAACTGTGTACCCACCCTTATCCGGTGTATATACGTCGCGTCCGAGTTTAGCCGTTCGACTGTATTTAGATTTACGTAATTGGTTTCGAGTTTTGACCATATTTTTATAAACTATTAAAGAAATGAGCTTCACTTAGGTATATACTATAATGACTACTTATAACCAAAAACCATGTGAATTCAAATACAAAATCGACTCGTGTTCGAAAGTCGTTGACGGTGATACCGTTGACGTTCTTATCGATTTGGGTTTCGATGTACTCATCCGCCAACGTGTACGATTGCTCGGCATCGATACCGAAGAATCGCGAACGCGTGATTTGA